CTTATGAAACGTGGATTGCATCCTTCACAAATTGCCGCTAAAAAGCGTGTGGTTGGAGAGCATAAAAATGATTTACCAGATTATTCTGTGGACCGTGATAGCGGTAAACTTAGCAATAGCGTTGGTAATGGTTTTGCGAGGGGTATCATGACCAATCTGCACAAGGAAAGCCCCGAAGTGCAAAAAGAAATATTACAGAAGGCAAGCCGCTGTATGCCACTTTTTAATAAGGGTGGTTATCAGTATGCTTCGCCTGAAACAGATATGACTACAGTAGGAAGTAAGAGCAGACGAGGATGAATAATATAAAGAGTGCAAACGAGGTATCAGGAGTATTACTTCCAGTAGGTAGAACTTGGGTATTCCGTGTTTATCATAACGATGGTGAATTTACTGACTATGACATTTATCACAGTGACCTACAAATTACTATCAATGATGAAGATGCTTACTTCTATAAACGAGAAAACGGTGAGTCATATCTAGATCACTCTCCACAAACATTAGGAATTAAAAATGCCAGCTTGGATTTATGAAAGTCCAGACGGTGGCAAAACCGTTACTCGTCGTCCGTGGGCAAACTACGATGAAAATTATAAAGAGATACGTGTGCGTATACACCAATTACCAAATAATGAACGTGAAGAAATATGGACTACTAGAAACGCAGCGCATGATATAGTTGAAAATGCTTTTATGGAAGCAATGATTCGTGAACAAAATCCAACGGTTATGGAAGCGTGGGAACATTATCAAGTGCTATTAAATTTAGCCAAGCCACTTTACAAGGAATAATTACATTTATGCAAGACATTTACGAAAACATAGCACAAAATATTCACACAAACGCACAGATGTTACCATTTATTGAATGGTGTCGCAGAGTTAAACACATCACTATTGTTGGTTTTGGACAAGGATTGTCAACACTTTGTGCGTTAAGTGCCAAACCAGACACTATTGTAATTTATGATCATAACCAAATTGACATAAGTGATTATCAAGCATTAGCTAATGAACATAATGTTAAATTGGTATTTCACAATAAGTTAATTCTTGAAGAGGAAACTATTGAAAACACAGATATGTTGTTTATTAACAGTTTCCAAGAAGGAAATTACATCAATACGGTTTGTCAAAACTTTGCAAACTTTGTTAATCGTTACATTGTTATTCAGGATGCTTATAACTTTGCACATCAAGCTGCACCTGGTATTCAACTTGGTAATGGTGGTCAACCAATTGGTATGATTTTTGGTATAAACAACTTTTTGCAAAATAATGATCCTTGGCATATTGCCGAAAATCTTTATTGGGCACCAGGTTTAACAATGCTTTATCGTCGTAAGGATTTGTTAGATGCTGGATTCTAATGTTTTAGACCTACTTAAAGGTTTGGATGCGCTTTTAGTAAGCAAAGACCCTACTGTAATTGATGCGTTTACCCAAGCATTTGTGCTAAGCAAGATTGCAGAACCAAATGGACTACAAGGTCCGCTGCAAAAAATGTATTATGAATTGTGTTCGCTTCGCCGTGAATTAGACCAATTAAAATGGGATATGGAAGCACGTCAAAAAAGAAGCGTAGATGGTACTACGTGGGTTAGTCCATACCCTTATTATACTACTACAACAGCAGATACTAGTGGATATTGGCGTGAACCAGAAATATATGGTAAAAGTGGTTATCTAATTAAAGACACAACTGTAGAAGCAGCATCGCCTACTGACCCAGATGCTTTTGTTCTAACCGACCCAGACACTGGTGATAGCATGAGTGTAAAATATAAGTAATCTATGGCAAAAGAAGAACTTATTACATTTGAAGGTAAAGTAATGGAAGTTTTACCAAATGGTGTATTCAGGGTAGAAATTAACGAGCATATTGTGCTTGCATACACAAGTGGTAATATTCGTAAAAATAAAATTAAAATTATTCAAGATGATCGTGTAAGCGTTGAACTAAGTCCGTATGATTTAACCCGTGGCAGAATAGTTTATAGGTTTAAATAAAATGCAAGCAGTAACACTAACAGAAGCAGCAAGAACACATATTCGTCGTACTCTTATTGACATTGATAAACCATATCTTGTATTTGGATTACAAGGTGGTGGTTGTGCTGGTTTTGAATATTTTTGGTTGCCAGCAGATGATGAACTTTATTTTGAAAAGGGTTCACCAGATATTGATGAAAAAATTAGTGTAGGCGAAGGCAAAACTCTCATTGTAGATGGAACTTCACTTGTTTATCTTATTGGCAGTGAAATAGATTACAAAAATGATTTTATCAGCAGCCAATTGGTTGTTAACAACCCAATGGCAAAAAGTAGCTGTGGTTGTGGAACAAGTATAAGTGTTTAAGAAAAAAACTCCTGCTAAATAATAGCGCAGGAGTTTTTGATGGTACAAGAGGTTATCAACGTTGGTGCGTTTGCTAATGATGGCACTGGCGATCCGCTAAGAACAGCATTACTTAAAACAAATAATAATTTTAGTCGTCTATTCAGCACAGTTGGTGCAGTTGACACTTATAGCACTTTTACTCCTGGTGCCAATCTTGTTCTTGCTCCTACATATAATGCTAATGTTTTAGTAGTTTCAGGTAGTGCATTAGTTGCTAATTCTACTTGGTTTACAAGTATGACTGCAAATAACGCTACTTTTTATGGTCAAATTACTACAAATAGTGTTTATCCTATAATTGGCAATTTAAGCGGAACTGCAAGTAGTGCAACCGTAGCAACTACTGCTCTTTATGCCACTACAAGTGGCACTGCAATTATTGCACAAAATTTTACAGGTAATAATTTACCAAATGTTAATACAATTGGTAATTTGATTTCAGTTAATATAGCTATTGCAAATATTGGAACACTTAATAGCAATAGTAATCTTTATGTAACTGGTAATATTGTTGCTGGTCCTACAAGTTATGTTCTTGGTAATGGTTACTTCTTAAGTGGTTTAAGTGTTGGTCCAGCAAGTTATGGCAATAGTAATGCTGCTGCTTATTTTGCAACTTACACTGGTAATATCAGTGCAGGTAATTTAAATGTTACAAGCAATGTTTATGCAGGCAATATTGTTTCCAACACAATTACTACATTGAGTGGCAGTGGTGCAAACTTAACAATCGACCCTGATGGTATTGCTGATTTAGTTGTAAGCAGTGCAACAGAAGTTTATTTGCTAAGCACAGCGGTAAGCAACTCTTACACAAATGGTGCACTTGTCACTCTTGGTGGCGTTGGTGTCACTGGTAATATCAATGCAAGTGGCAATGTAAATGCTGCTAACTTAACTGCAACAAGTAATATAACTGTTACTGGCGGCAATGTTTATGCTGGTAATCTTTTATCAACTTACGACATTATTGTTGGACCACCTGGCACAGTTCCTACAGCTAATTTAACAGCACAATTTGTTGACAATAGCATTTATTATACGCAGATCAATATCCAAAATATCGGTAATGGAAGCAGCACAAGTGCCGATATCGTTGCAACAGCGAATAATGGTAACGATAGCGCATACTATGTTGACCTTGGTATCAATGCTAACAATTACAATAACAGCAGTTATACAATCACTTATCCAAATGATTCATATCTATACAGCAATGGTGGAAACATAGCAATTGGAACACAAACTGTTGGTAAAGCAATTGTGTTCCATACTGATGGCACTTTTGCAGCAAATGAAGCTGGTCGTATTACAAGTGGTCGTTGGGTTGTTGGTGGCACAGATGATGGTGGAACTAAGTTACAAGTTACAGGGAATGCTAAAGTTTCAAGTAATTTAAGCGTTGGTAATTTAACTTCAACTGGAAATGTTACATCTACATTCTATTATGGTAATGGCAGCACACTTACTGGAATGTATGGTAATACACAAACCAGTGCTTATATTGGAACTTACTTGCCAACATATACTGGCAATTTAACTGCTGGCAATTTGGTGGCTACAGGAAATGTTGGCGGAACTTATTTTATAGGTAATGGTAGTTTACTAACAGGGTTGTATAGCAATGCAACTGCAGCTGCTTATCTTCCAACTTATAGTGGAAATATTAATGCTGGCAACGTTAATACAACAGGCAATGTTAATGCTACATATTTTGTTGGTAGCGCACAATATCTAACAGGTTTGTATAGTAATGCAAGTGTAGCAAATTATCTACCAACTTATTATCAAAATGCAAATATTGCTGCAAATGGTGTATCCAGTGCATCATATGTTTTAGGTTATATCTCTATCAATGGATATAATTTCTCTAATCTTGCAAATACATCTTCTAATACTGTAACATTATACGGTAACGTATCTACATTGATTTTAGATTATACACTTGGTCAGACAGTAGCGATTGCAAACGTTTATCTGCCAGCAAATGCTAATATAAGTGATGGAACTAAAATTACTATCAGTAGCAATATCAACGTAAGCAGTTTACGCATTATTGCAAATGATAGCACAGTGCAAGGTAACGTTACCAGTATAAGTCCTACAACTCCTTATAGTTGGCATTATGTAAAATATGCACCTTTCAATGGAAATCCTATTCCACAGCAATTGCCTGGTGGTCCACGTTGGATACGTGTTGGATAATCGCCTAAATATCTGTGCGGAGCAGATACTAAATGTCTAACTATAATGGTTTAGCCACCAATTTTCAACTTGGTCGTCTTATAAATGTAAGTGATAGTTGGACCTTTTTAAACAATGTTCCTATCAATAACACAGTTGCTAACACAGTTAATTTTACTGCTGTTGGTATCCCTTATCATGGCTATGGCAGCATTTACACATCTACCATTGCTCTCGCACAATACTTTAATCGTAGTTGGGTTGATAATAGCGGCAAAAGTCTAACTGCAAATCCCACAACTACTGGACAGCAACTTATAGGTTTTGCACTTAATGGTGTTGCACTTTATCCACCTGCAATAGATGCATTGCCACCTTTTGGTTTTACAACACCTTTAGGTTTTCATTTTGATCAAACCTATGCAAATGGCATACGTCAAAATCAAATTGATAATGGCCAACATTGGTATAAACAAGATTTAGCAGGTGGTCGTGCAACTACAAGTGGTCGTTATTTTTATAATGATTACAGTTTTGCGCCAATTTGGGAAAGTGGTTTAGGTGGTCGTCCATATAGCAGCACAGTGCATGGTTTACCAGAAATAGAAGTAATTCCGTATCTTAACGATGGTTTATATCATCCCGATGGTCATAGTAAAATCATTGGTTTTAGTTTAGATGGATTCCCGATTTATGGTCCAGTTGGTTACATTAATCCACTAGACAATACAAGTGGCACCAAAAATATGTCTAGTGGTTATGGTTTAAAATCATCTAGTTATCGTTCTGCTACTACTGCTTACAACTTAACAACTTATCCAATGGGAATGTTTGTTGAAGATTATCAATATAATGGTGGTGGTGACCTTGATGAACACAACGGTCGTTACTGCGTAACACCAGATTACCCAAGTGGCACATATGCCTATTTTTGCACAGTAGATAACTCTGGAACACCAGTATATCCTTATATTGTTGGTAATACTCTATTTCAACAAATAGATGTTTTATCACAAGAAACAGCACAAGGTTATGCAACAGGATATCCAGAGTGGGTGACACCCAGTGGAAATCTTGGTAAAATTCCTGCACTCAATTATTTCCAATTAGATTTACAAGCAGTTGATCCCACTGGTCAACCAGATGGAAAAGACGTAAATTATAAATTAATCGCTGGCAAATTACCTGCGGGTTTGCAAATAGATAGCAGCGGTCAAGTTGTTGGAAATCCAAAGGACACTTACACAATTGACGGTGTTCCAGAAGCAGTGACACAAGATAGAACTAGCACTTTTACTGTTCGTGCTATAAGTTCAAGTGGTAAAATAACTGATCGTAGCTTTACAATTACTGTAACAGGTAATTTTCCACCCCAATTGTTAACAAGTAATTATTCTACTTTAGGTGAATTTTTAGATGGAACGGTTATTAGTATCCAATTAAGTTCAAGCGATTTAAACAATGATACACTTACATATTCCCTATTAACTGGTTCCTTACCTTATGGCACAAGTTTAAGCAGCGATGGTTTAATCAGCGGTCCACTTATTCCAAATTATGTTCCACCAAATGGTTGGGACAACGATACAAGTTCATGGGATGCAACTGGATGGGATCAAACTGGTATTGCACTTACACCTGGTGAATCTTATAATAACATAGCAAAAATAACTTATTTCTTTACTATTCAGGTAAGTGACGGTAAAAGTTTCGATATTAAAAATTACAATATCATTGTTAACAACCATGCTGCAATAACAGCAGATAACTCATTATTAACTGATGATGATGCTAATGTAAGCAGCGATACTTCAAATTACCGTTTGCCAATTTTGCTTACAACATCACTTGGCGACTATTCAACATTTACAAGTGGAAATTATTTCTCATTTAAATTTGAAGGTATAGACTATGATAATATTGGTGTTGGATACAGTGTTGTAGGTGTTAGTGGCACAGGTTGGGACGCAGATGGCGTTGCATTTGATACAAGCCCATGGGACCAAAGCAATTTTTATCTACCACCTGGTTTGAGTTTAGATAGCAATACAGGATGGCTTACTGGATTTGTTCCACCTCAATCTTATGTTACTAAAACTTATAGTTTTGGTATTCAAGTTTACAGTTTAGTTGATAACAATGTTGTTAGCCAATATAGAATATTTGATATTACAATTTTGGGTGCGCTATCACTTGGCGTAAATTGGATTACTCCATCAAATCTTGGTTCTATAAACGGCGGAGAAGTAAGTCAATTATATGTTGATGCAGTTGCGGCAAGTGGTCGTCAACTTTACTATTCATTAGCAAGCGGCAGTCGTATTCCTCAAGGGTTAACATTATTGCCAGATGGAAATATAAGTGGACGAGTTAGCTTTCAAGAATTTAGTTTAGACAAAGGAACAACTACTTTTGATGTTGTCAATAGTGAACTTGGAATAGTATCTGCACCAACAACTATTGACCGAACTTACAAACTTATCGTAAATGCAAGTGATTACAGTAGTTCTATTAATGGACAAAAAACTTTTACGTTAACCGTAAACACAGTTACATATTCACCATATGATAATCTTTATTTGGCCTGTTATCCTAGTGTTGACAAACGCACAATTTTGAATAGTATTTTAGGCAACACTGATTACTTTAAGCTAGAAGACATCTATAGACCCAATGATCCTTATTTTGGAATTCAAAAAGATATTAAAATCTTAGTCGGTTATGGATTAACGCCAAGTGAAGCAAGTGCTTATATTGCAGCTATGCAAACACGCCATTATAATAAACGTTTTTATTTTGGTGATTATCACTATGCAAGTGCAACTGATAGCACTGGCAATCCACTTTATGATGTGATTTATGTTGACTTAATAGAAGATACAAAAACTTATTCAGTTGTTAATGGAGTTACAGTAGGAAATGTGCCACAAGGTAGCTTTTTAGACAAAAATGGTAATAGATTGTATACAAATGATTTGTCACTGATGTTTAATGATTTGATAGTAGCTATTGGAGAAACAAATAGTAACACACTACCACAATGGCAAACAAGTGTGCAAAATGATGGCACAATTTTAGGATTTAGAACCGCCGCTGTTCTTGCCTACTTAAAATATGGCACAGGTGAACGTGTTCTGTATAAATTAAAAGATAATTTAAAAACTGATATCAAACTTGTGCCATTCACAGCAGATCGTTATATATTTGATAATAATCTTGATGTAAACTTTGATTTGGCAACTGGAAAATATGTAGCAAAATCCTATACAACTTTTGACACAGGTTATATTCTTAGTATAACTCCAAGTGCAACCGTATCTTATGCTGTAGATGTGCCGTTTGATCAAATTGATGGTCATACCATTAATCAAATTAATGCTATTGGTGGATTAGACGGTGATGAAAGTGGTGATTGGGATGGTAAAACTCTAGTGTTTAGCACACAAGAAAACTACAATCCAACACTATTTCCCAATGAATATAATCAAGGTTGGAATCAAAACGGTGCTATAATACCAGGTTATGCAGAAGTTCAAAATAATACTTCAACAATTAATAAACGCAGTGGTGTTTGGACAATAAGTGTTGTTAATAAGACAGTTTCTCTTGCTTTTACACAGCAAATCAACATAAATCAAGTTGTAGTAGTGCAGTTTGGTGCTAAAGCTGGTCAAACACTCCAATATACTGCTGCTCATATTGGAGTTGGTAACCAAACAGTGCCAAAATATGAAAGTGTAAATATTCAAACTGTGCAATTAAAATCTCCAACAACTTTTGATAAAAAACAAACGCAATTTATTAATAACGAAGATCAATATCAATTGCCATTTACAAACGATAGCTATTTGAAATTTCCACGTCAAAATATCTTGCAATAAATATTGTATAAATACACTTATTGGAAACATTAAATGAGTAACGTAAACCCTAATAATATTAACGGTGCATATCCTGTAGCTGGCGTTGACAATGATAGTCAAGGCTTCCGTGATAATTTTACAAACATTAAAAACAATTTTGCTTACGCACAAAGTGAACTTGCTGATTTGCAAGCAAAAGCAATTGTAAAAAGTGCACTTACAGGAACAACTCTTAATAACAATATGGCTGGTACATTGCTTACAAGTGCTCAAATTCAAGATTTCCGTGAAACAGAATATGATAATGGTATCATTTCTACAAACGTTACTCTTGACCATAGTCGCGGTCATTACCAAAGAGTGCAAACTAATGGCACTATTACTATTGCATTTACTAACTTTCCAGCTGCTGGCACTGTAGGCAGAATTCGTTTACGTTTGTATGTTACTAATAGTTCTCATCGTATGATTTTACCAAGTGGTGTTTCTTATGGCACACAATATCTTCAAGATTATAACCAAACTAATAACAGTGTTGGTTATTCACAAAGTGGAACTGGTGTTTATTGGTATGAATTTATAAGCGATGATGGTGGTGTTACATATACTGTATTCCCACTGTCACGTGCACGTAATAACGTTGATTATTATTATGCAAATATTGCAAACGGAACTGCTGCAAGTCCAACTGCCGTATCTATAGTTTCTAAATTAATTTTAGATAGCAACGTGGGACTGCCATTAAGCAATGTAAGTGTAACATTTCCAAGTAACCCAATTGATGGACAAGTAATTCAACTTGCATCAAACGTCAATATCAGCAATCTATTCTTGTTAAGCGCAAATACAATTAATGGTAATACAACTACGATTAGTAGTGGAACACACTATGGATTTACATTCGTGGGTTCTCCTCGTAATCCAACCATTAATAAGTGGTTTAAAACACAGATTTAATATTGACTAAAAATTCATCTTACATTATATTAGTGTAGGAGTAAATCATGACAGACCTTAAACTGTATCAGGAATTTGTTAGCGCAGTAACAAGTGAACCTAGTAAGCACAATTATGCTTTTAGCGAACGTTTTGACCAATTGAGCGAATACCAAGAAGATAAAACTAAAATTAATCCAGCACTACTTCTTACTGCTGGCATGGGTTTAAGTGCTGAAAGCGGTGAATTTAACGAAATCATCAAAAAGATGTTTTTTCAAGGCAAGCCACTTAATGCAGAAAATGTATTTCATATGAAGCGTGAACTAGGTGATATTATGTGGTATTGGGTTAATGCTTGCACAGCACTCGGTCTTGACCCAAATGATGTAATTAATGAGAATGTTAAAAAGTTAGAGTCACGTTATCCAGGCGGTAAGTTTGATGCTTGGTATAGTGAAAATCGCAAAACTGGAGATTTATAATGTTCAATCCAATGATTGAAGATTTATCAGGTAAATCATTGGACGATTTGCTAAAGACAAGCAACGATTTACATAAAAAAATTGCTTTTGTAGGTCGCATGGGTAACTCTAATATGATAAATCAATTACGTAATACTCTTAACATTTTCCAACAAGAAATTAATAAACGTTATGCAGCAGAAGCACAGGCTGCAAAAGAAAATCCAATTTTTAAAGATAGTTTGGATATAGGATGAGTGATGTAAGTTGGCAAGCAGAATTTACTGCTATAAACTGCTATAAAGATGTTCTTGAGCCTTGTAGTTATAATATTAGCATAGACTTTAATGACCATTCAAAAGAGGAAGAAGACCCCTATACTTGTTTTGGTCGTATACGTAATTTAATTAAAGATTTATATCAAGATTCAATATTTGTATATATTGGTAATCCACTACTTCCTACACTGCATAAAAAATTAAGTTCACGTATTATTACACTGCCTTATGCTCCAAGCAACTTTGTAATTGGTGTTGTAACATGGTATAAAATTTTAAGTATCACACAAGGTCGCGTTAGCCTTGAACATATTGCTGTTTCATGTGACAAAAGCGACGACATGACACTTCATGTTGATGAAGATATTGCAACAAACGATGAAGTAATGAATGATTTGGCTTTTAAAAATTGGGATAGACCTGCTTGGTGGTTTAGAAACACACCAACCACTTGGGATATTCCTATTGTTAAAAATAAAGAAATCACTATGGACTATGACTATGCTGAATGGCCAGAATATTTGCAATGGGAAAAAAAACCTGTTACAATAGAAAAAAAGAAAGCAAAGAGTAATATCATTCCGCTCAAGAAATGGAAGCCAGAGGTCATCAAAGGTGATAAAAACTGACGAATATGGTCGTAGCGTAATCAGTGATAGTGAATTAGCTGAATTACTATACATAAATCCGCAACTTAAAATTGATGATATTGCTATCATTGATCCAGAAAAATATAATTCTGCTATCAAAAGTTTGTATATTGATTATCAACCATTAAAAAACTTAGCAACCTTAAATGGAAGTATGCAAGAATTTCACAGACAAAATCAACAAGAATGGTTTATGCCAGATGATTACAAAGATTTAGATATTGCTAAGTGGGTTTTAGATCAATGCACAAACCAAAACGAATTGCAACGTGCTGGTCAAGAACTTATGGTTTATGCTGAACGTAACTTATTACCACTGCTACAATACTTAAAATATTTTGTTGACACGATGCGCAATAATAATGTAGTATGGGGTGTTGGTCGTGGTAGCAGCGTAGCCAGCTTTGTTTTATACTTAATTGGTATTCATCGCATTCACAGTTTAAAACAAAATTTAGACTTTGGTGAATTCATGCGTTAAATACGCACAGGAGTAATAAATGCATCGCACTGCAAATGGAAGATTTTTAGACTTAAACGCTCTAAAAATTCAACAAGAAAGAACAATAGCTGTTGGTAATAGTAGACAGAATGCTCGTGGAGATATTCTTGGACCAGGAGGACAAATTGTTAAAACAAGAGATCAGATTATGACTGAATATTATAATGCACAAAAAGGTTCACCATTGGTTGATGCGCCTGTATATAATAATCAAGATGAAGCAAATGCGGCGGCTGTTGCAGATATATTTTCTGACCCTATGGACAATGGAATTGATGATATAATTAATTCACAACTAAATCCAACAACAATAAACCCAACTTCACCACCTTCTTCCAATGGCGGTGTTGCCGATGCCGAAGCACGTAGTCAAGATTTAGCAGAACGTTTGAGAAACCAGAGACGAAGAATATGACAGAACTCAACAAAGCAAAAAGTAGTTTACACCACATTTTAGGTGATTATCGTAAAATTACTCCCACAAAAAACAATGTTCTTGTAAAAGACATGGATTTTGGTGAACGCATGACACTTGGAGGCATTATCATTATTGATGATGACAAAAAAGGTCAAGGTATTCGCCCACGTTGGGCACAAGTTGTTGCTGTCGGACGACTTCAAGAAGATGTAAAGCCAGGTGAGTATATTCTTGTTGCACATGGTCGTTGGACACGTGGTCTTGATATGACAGATGAAAACGGCGAAACTACCACTGTTCGTCTTGTTGATCCAAAAGATATTCTACTTTCCAGTGACGAGCCACCAAAGGAAGATTTGACCTTTGGCGATTATATTTGACAGCAATCACATTTCATAGTATAGTAATATCATGATTACAAATTATCTTTGGACAGAAAAATACCGTCCACGCACGGTAAACGATTATGTTTGGCGTGATGATGCACAGCAAGCACAAGTTCGTCAGTGGGTAAATGAGAAGAATATTCCACATCTTCTATTCAGTGGCGGACCAGGAACAGGTAAAACAACGCTTGCCAAGGTTCTAATGAATGATCTTGGCGTAGAAGATTATGATATTATGCAAATCAATGCGTCAAGAGATAATGGTGTAGATTTTATCCGTGATCGCATTGAAGGATTTGTATCCACAATGCCATTTGGTGAGTTTAAGGTAGTGCTGTTGGATGAGGCAGATTATCTGTCGCCCAACGCACAAGCAGTGTTGCGTGGGCTGATGGAGACTTATAGCAGCACTGCTCGTTTTATTATGACTTGCAACTATCCTAATAAGATTATTCCAGCGTTGCATAGTCGTTGTCAAGGTTTCCACATTGAGAAACTTGACAAAACAGAATTTACTGCGCGAACAGCAACAATCCTTGTTGAAGAAAATATACTCTTTGAACTGGATGTTTTAGATACATATGTTAGCGCACAGTATCCAGATTTGCGCAAGTGTATCAATTCACTGCAGAGTGGCAGTAGTAATGGTGTTCTACAAACTATATCACAAGGTTCACAGAACAGCAGTGATTATAGATTGCAAGCAGTTGAACTGTTCAAGTCTAAAAATATTCGTGAAGCACGTAAGCTAATTTGCAGCCAAGTTCGTCCCGATGAAATGGAAGAAGTATTTCGTTGGATGTATGATAATCTTGATTTGTTTGCAAACAGTGATGAAGCGCAAGACCGTGCTATTATTATCATCCGCAATGGATTAGTAAATCATAGCATGGTTGCTGATGCTGAAATCAATTTAAGTGCTACATTGTGTGAATTGGCAGAACTAAATGACTAAATCCATTACTAAAAAAGACCCAGATTCTTTTTTAAATTGGTTTTGGAAAAATTATAACCAAAAGCTAAGAAGACGAAAGTTTACACAAAAAGAAAAAGAAATACTACGACCGATAGCTGAAATTATGGCTATAATGGATGGTAATGCTTTCTTTGGTATGACTCGCAATGAACAAGGCGATGATACTTGGTATGAACAGTATTTGCCCGAAGCATGGGCAATATATAAAGCACAAGGAAAAGACGGCGGTTGGATTCAAGAAACAAGTTGGGCAAAAAACCTACAACATGAAAACACCGCCGTCAAAGATGCTTATGAAAATTGGCGACTACTTAAATTACTAAGCCGTAAATCTATCTAATGTCACCATATATTCGCAATACTTCTTCTACTGCTGGATGACGTTCAATATCACCGCCAGTGAATTCAATAGTTCCTACGTGTTCACTATCACGGAAACTATTAATAAGTTTATTAAAATCTAACAAACCATTTTCACCTTCTGTTCTATCAGTTTGACGCACGTCACCTGTAACAATAATTCGACTTCCTTCACCAATGCGTGTAAGCAACATCTTCATTTGATTTGGCGTGGCATTTTGCATTTCATCAGCAATGATAAGTGCATTTTTAAATGTGCGACCACGCATAAAGGCAAGTGGGCAAATTTCAATAACACCATTTTCAATCATAGAAAGTGTATCACGTGGTGTATAATATTCATGAAGAACATCAAATAGTGGTTTTGTCCAAGGTTCCATCTTTTGAACCAAATCACCTGGTAAAAAGCCATGACGTTCGCCTTCGACACCAACTGCTGGTCTAGTCATCACAATTTTATCAATAGTGCGTTCTTTAAGAAATTTAATCGCTGATTGCATTGCAAGCAGTGTTTTACCTGTTCCTGCTGGTCCACTAGCAATAATAATGCTAACATTTGGGTCCATGAGCAGTGATAGGTAATTTTCTTGGTTTAAATTTCTTGGGATGATTTCAACAATTCGTTTTTTCTGTGGTAGGAACTGGTCTATTTGTGTTACGTTGTAATAATTTTTAGATTGTGATGCGTTGTTTGGGTTCATATAGTCTTTTAATTTTTGTTTACGCTTCATGAATTATTATCTTCCTGTGCTGGTTGTAGCACAAAATTATTTAATTTTTGTTTTTAACAGTTTTATGTAAAGTTTGCACATTGAATTTGTGCATAAATATTTTAAGGTTGTCACTATGGATATTAAACAGAATTTAAAAAGTGTAAAACAGATTTATATGAGTGATGCTGCAATCAGCATGCTCTGTGATTTTGAACGTGTATTGGATAGTATGGATTTTTATACTTTTCCAAACTGGCGTTTAGGTGAATTAGTAGAAGGGCCAATTGTAAGCCGTTATTGGGTTAAATGCACATTTATGTGGCCCCGTGACCGTATGCCTGATCCTGCTGCTGCAAAACGTTTATTGCCTTATGGTGCTAAAATAAATTACAAAAAAGATAAAGTTCAAATGCCAGTTGAGATTCGTAGTCCAGCAGACATTAGACCAGGCAGTCACAAAGGTAAATTAGTTGACTTTCCTATTTGGTATGTAGAAATGCTTTTACCAAAGAAATTAATGGGTGACATTAAACAAGGAAGTGTCGATATTGCTGGTGAAGAAGTTGATTTGGCAGATTTACAAGCAAGTATTGAAAAAGGTTTAATAGACCAATCTACTACAAACAAAGGCATAGAACCAGAAACAGAGGGTCAAGAAAATGAGCAAACAGCTTGATGAAGGCTTGCAAATGAATGATCTAAAATATCTTGTTGATGATACAATTCATATTGATGAATTTAATAGCAAGATGGGACAAGCAAGTGATGTTGTTACACTAAGTTTCAAAGTTAAAGATTTAATGCCAGCTACTGATTTAGTAAGTTTTTTAGAAAATGGCTATGACTTTGTGCTTGATGCTGATGTAAGCACTGGTGAAATTCGTGATAATGAACGTTTAGTTTTTGTTGAAGTTCAACGTAGACCTGGTATTTTTAAATATGTAAGTGAAATGTTAGATGATCTTAATCATTTAACTGGTATTGACCGTAGTTCTTGGAAATTTCGTTGGTATAAAAGCAATGATTACATTGCAATGAATGAAGAGAACTTTGAAAAATTTGTGCCACTCACTGCTGAAGGTTATGAAAAAAGTATTGAAGAGTTTAACAAAGTAAAAAGTGACACTAAAAAGTTAAATAATGATATAGAAGAAATCAAGAAACTTAGTGGAATCAATTAATGTTCGGTTTTAGCCTTTGGAAAATTGGTATCGTTCTAGCATTAGGTCTAGCGATAGTAGGGTATTTTAAATATACCCAAGATGAATTAGCAAGATTAAATCAAGAAGTAGCAACAAAAGATTTTGCACTTAAAACAACTACAGAAACTTTAAAGAAAACACAAGAAGATTTGCAAGCACAACAAGCTATTGCAACAAAAGCATTTAGTGATTATCAAGCCGCTCGTCAAGAAGTAAACGATATTCAAGAAAAATTTACTAAAAATGGGCGTGATTTGGGTGCATTTGCACAAAGTAAACCAAAAGAGTTGCAAAAGCGCATGAATGATGCAACTGCTAAATCATTCCGTTGTATCGAAGATACTGTCAATAAAGGAACCGCAAATGTACCAGGTTGCTAAATTTAGTTCTGCGGCACTTGTGACTGCAATTTTAATGGGTTGCCAAACTGCGCAGCCAACAACAGCAGTTGCAATTGTTGAGAAACCAACATTAGTATTGCCAAGCGTTGATAATGTTAAGTTAAATGACGTAGAATGGCATGTTATAAATAAAAACGCCAAATCTGGTGCGGAAGACCACATTGACACAGCATTTAGAGAAGCACATAGCGAAAGCCTTTTTGCAATTAACCCAAGAGATTATGAAGACTTGGCAGTCAACCAAGCCAATCTTGTTAAAGTCATTAGACAATATCAAGCTCAAATTAGCGCATACAAATCTTATTACGATGCCCAAGCTGCTCAGCCAGCAACAACCAAAACTGGAGCCTCAAGTGGCAGCGGTAGTAATTGAAGAAGACGACGAACCAATTGGTCCACGCCGTATGGCAGATGATGAGCGTCCAGAAGATGCGCAATTAAAAACATCTGCACCTGTTGCACCAGTAGCTACTCTATCTGAAGCTGACCAAAATAATTTGGAACTTCGTAAACTTCGTCTTGAAGAAAGACGTTTTGAATTAGAAGAGAAAAAAGAATTTCATAAGATGGCGATTGAAGATCGTCACGAAGACCAAAAAGAAGATGAAATTGCTTACGAACGTGCGCAAATAGCAAAAGATGAAAGCAAAAAAGATGAAAAAGCCAGTGAACACTGGATGAAAGCATATTGGCGACCAGCCATGGGATGGCTTTATATGTTGATCTGCTTCTTTGATTTCGTCGTTGCACCAGTTTTAAGTATGCTTATGCCAATATTCCTAAAAAGTCTTGGCGCAAATACAGTTACCTATACACAATGGCAAAGTTTAACACTTGCAAATGGTGGATTAATTCACCTTGCATTTGGTGCAATTTTAGGTGTTACTGCTTGGGGCAGAACACAAGAAAAGAATGCAGCTAATAATGCCGCTAATGCAGCAAATGGCGGTGGTAAACCATCGGGCGGTTCAATTGCCACAACTTAATGCTTGACAAAATTTAGTATGTGTAGCATAATTACATTATGAATCATTATGAAACTCTTGGGGTATCACAAACAGCTACCCCAGAAGAACTTAAATCGGCTTTTAGAAAATTAGCTAAACAGCATCATCCCGATGTAGGTGGTGATGTGGCTAAATTTCAAGCTATTAATGAAGCATATAATACACTAAGCGATCCAAATAGTCGTGCACATTACGACCATACTTTGCGTAATCCGCAACCACAATTTCAACATAATCCTTATACCCAACGTGGTCCAAGCCCATTTGAATTTCATTTTAACTTTGGTGGTGGACCAGACCCAATGTCTGCTTTTCATGACCAATTTTTTAGCCAATTTGGTTTTCAAACAAGGCAACAACCACGGAACCGCAACTTGCGTATCCAAATAGATATTCCATTTTTAGAAACATTAAATCCACAAAATAAAGTTATAGAATTTAAAACCACAAACAATACCGAACGGTTAAATTTAGAAATTCCCGCTGGCGTAGAAGATGGTTTTGTTTTTCAAGTTGTAGGACGTGGTGATGATGCAAATCCTGGAATTCCTCGTGGTAATTTAGATGTTCAAATTCGTGTTCATCGTCATGAACGTTTTGTAAGAAATAATGAAAATATTATGGAAGATATTACAATTGATGCTTTTCAAGCGATGACAGGATGTAAAATTCCTGTAAATTTGCCCAGTGGTAAAACCATTGAAATAAACATACCAGCAGGAACACAGCACCAGAGTCAATTTGGTATTACGGATGAAGGATTTCCAAGGCAAAATGGCACTCGTGGAAAGTATATTGCAAGAATAAATGTTAAAATTCCATCAATATTAACAGCAGAACAGCTAAATTTAGTAAGAAAAATACAAGAATTACGACCAATAAATACTTGACAAGTCTGAAAACTGTGTTATATTAGTATTATGACAAATTTTAACAGCAACGGCGACCTTGAAAAAGTAGTTAAGATAGCAAAACAGTTTGCTATTGATAACAATCACCAATATTATACAGTGGAACATCTACTTGTTAGTATGCTCCATGAACGTGGATTTAGTCGTATTCTTACACAAATAGGCATTGATGTTGAAAGCCTAGTGCAAGATTTGGAAAATTATATCTTTGATAATATTCCACAAGGCAAAGATTCAGTTGAACCTAAAAAGACACAAACACTTGAACGTGTCTTTAACCGTGCTTTTACACAAGTTATATTGTTAGGTCGCCAAACTATTAACATTACTGATCTTTATCTTAGTATCAGTAAAGAAACTCAAAGCCATGCTGCTTACTACTTAAAAAAATATGGTGTTGAACCTGAAAAGGTTATGGAAGTTTTTGCTAACGAGCGCAAAAAGCAAAGCGGATTTAACAGTAGCAGTGCGCTTGATGAATATTGTACCAACCTTAATGAATTAGTTGTTGATGGCAAGATTGATCCTGTCATTGGTCGTGTAAGTGAAATTGCGGACATGACACAAATTCTTGCTCGTAAGAATAAATGCAATGTTATTCTTGTTGGTGATCCTGGCGTAGGTAAAACTGCAATTGCCGAAGGTCTTGCATATAAAATTGTCCATAATGAAGTTCCAAAGTTCTTGCGTGGGCATGATGTTTATAGCCTAAACATTGGTTCGCTGTTAGCTGGCACCAAATATCGTGGTGATTTTGAAGAACGATTACAAGAAATTATGAATGCTGCAGTAGAACGTGGCAATGTTATCTTGTTCATTGACGAAGCACATCAAATGAATGGTGCTGGCGCTGGTAGCCAAAGCAATGTTGATTTTGGCAACATGATTAAACCAGCATTGGCACGTGGCGATTTTAAAGTTATTGCTTCTACTACGTGGGAAGAGTACACCAAGCATTTTGAAAAAGACCGTGCGCTTATGCGCCGCTTTAACAAAGTAAATGTTGGCGAACCAAGTATTGAAGATTGTAAAACAATTATGCTTGGTATCAAAACAAATTATGAAGCATTTCATAATGTTAAAATTACAGATGCTGCTGTTATTGAAGCAGTTATGTTGAGTCATCGTTATCAAGCAGATAAGAAGCTGCCAGATAAAGCAATTGATCTAATTGACAGTGCTGCTGCACTTCGCCGCACACAATCACGTGGTTCACGCACTATTGACGTAAATCAAATCCGCCGTGAATTAAGCCGCATTACTGGTATTCCAGAGTCGCAACTTGGTGCAGAGAATACACAAAAACTTATGCCTAATCTTGACAAAGATATCAAGGCTAAAGTTTATAATCAAGATGCGGCTGTTGATGCTGTTCTTGACCGTGTATGGGTAAGTCAAGCTGGCTTAAAGGCTGATAACAAGCCTGTTGGTTCATTCCTATTTCTTGGTCCAACTGGCACAGGTAAAACAGAACTTGCAAAGCAATTAAGTGAAAAACTTAGTATGAAGTTGTTGCGCTTTGATATGAGTGAATATCAAGAACGGCATAGTATTTCACGATTGATTGGTGCGCCTCCTGGCTATGTTGGATATGAAGATGCTAACCTTGCTGGCGGATTGCTTATTAGTGAAGTTGCTAAAAACCCACATTGTATCATTCTGTTTGACGAGATTGAAAAAGCACATCCAGATGTTGCACAAGTGTTGTTGCAAGTTATGGATGAAGGTTTCATCACTGGCACCAATGGTAAACGTGCTGACTGTCGCCAATCACTACTGATTATGACCAGTAATCTTGGTGCCGCTGACAGTGAACGTCTTGTTATTGGTTTTGGTAATCAAGATCGTAGTGATGCGGTTGATGCTGCTGTTAAAGAGCATTTCCGTCCAGAGTTCCGCAATCGTGTAGATGCGATTGTTACATTCAACAAACTGGATAGCAAAACTATCCGTAAGATTGCTGAAAAGTTCATTGCTGAACTACAAGCACAAATGTCAGGTAAAAACATCACGCTTGATGTTACTGACGCTGCTTATGATTGGCTTGTCAAGAAGGGTTATAGTCCACTTCTTGGTGCAAGACCAATGAGCCGCACAATTCATGAACATATTAAGACTCCGCTTGCAAAGAAAATACTGTTTGACAAATCACAAAACGGTGTTATTATTAAAGTAGACTTGCTTGGTGACAAGTTAGAATTGGTGGCAGAAAATGACAGTAACAGAACAAACGCTGATTGAATATCAGGACAAGTTCAAAAGCATAATTCCAGCTTGGCGTGTAAGTACTGAGGCTAAAACTTGGTATAAGCAAAAGTATAGATTCCGTTTGGAAGTGGGCTGTAATGGTAATTGGGAAGAAGTTCGTCGTTGGATGTGGACTTATTCACATTCTATTAAAAGCAAAGTTTTGGATATTGACCCAACTGCACGTATGCGTCAAGAAGGTTATCTGCGTATTTTTACCAATGAAACAGCAGTGCTTGATGCGTTTCTTGATGATCCAGAACTGCGTGTTCATGTTTATGGTTTAACCACAAGTAACACGCAGTATATTGACGAGTTGAATAATCTTGATAATATTGCTGTCGATGTAAAACTTATCAGTGAAAAAAAGTATGATCCAGAAATCCAATATCAGGTTGATTTTAATACCTATTGGGGTTGGCAAGCTGATCTTACTTCTACTAAACAAACACAGCGTGATAAGTTGGTTGCACTGTATAATTTTGTTGACAGTAATAGTGACGACTTGAGCATATCTCCTGCACTTGCACGTTGGTGCAAACGTGCCGTTACTGGTAAAGATACATATGGTTATTATTATGGTGCAGTTCGTGTATTTTGTAAAAGCAGTGATAATATTCCGCTGATGTATATGATGTTCCAGAATGGCATCCACAAGATTTATAAACATGTTAAAAAGGAAAATAAAAAATGAATGGCAATCTTGCAAAAGCACTTATTGATCGTGGTATTATAAATCGTAAAACTAGAATACTTGCTAAATGTCCTGTTCAAGCATTTGGTGGTATGCCCACAGAAGAACTCATGTTCTTGAATGTTGACCGTGTGCATCACGAAGATGGCATTTATAAGTTCATTGCAAGTCATAGAAATGGTCGCAAATATAGCGTTCCCAATGACAAAATTATTGAAATTGATGGTATGGAACCTGTGCGTCTTGGTTTAGCATTTGATATAAAAGCAGATGGACTCAAGAAAGGTGCGGGCAAAAAGCGTGGACGCAAGCCACGAATAAATACTACGGAGCAATTAAATGGCTAAAATCTACGAAGAAGTAATGGTTATCAAAGTAAGCAAACTTGTTGCTGACAAAAATTCAAGTAATCAAGACATCCTGCGTGATGATATTGTTGAAAGTATTGAAAGTGTTGTTCAGGAATTAGTTGGCAATAATAT